CGCGACAACTTTAATCGTATTTTCACGCTGCTGGATAACAAGGCGGACAAGTGACCTTCGACCAAGTTTTCGACAAGCTGATCGGCCACGAGGGCGGGTACGTCTTTAATCCTCATGACCCCGGCGGTGAGACAAAGTTCGGCATCTCCAAGCGCAGCTACCCGCATCTGGACATCCATGCCCTGACCCTTGCTGATGCCAAGACCATCTACAAACGGGACTTCTGGGACCGCGCACAATGCGACAAACTGCACCCAGACCTTGCGTTTGAACTGTTCGATGGTGCCGTGAACAGCGGCATCGGTCAGGCGATCCGGTGGCTGCAACGGGCGGTCGGTGTCGCGGACGATGGGGTGGTCGGACCCTTGACGCTCGCCTCGATCAACCGTGAGAATGACACCAGCGCGATCCGGGCACGGTACAGCGGGCACCGCCTGGACTTCATGACAAGACTGTCCACATGGGACGTTTTCGGGAAGGGGTGGGCGCGGCGGATCGCGTTCAACCTTCAATCTGTAGGTAAGTAACCAAGGACCATCATGCAAAATATCGTCGTCATCCTCCAACTGATCCCCGCCCTCGTTGCCGCTCTCAAGGCCATCGAGGACGCCATCCCCGGCTCCGGCATGGGGGAGCAGAAGCTGTCGGCTGTCCGCGCCATGCTCGAAGTCATCGACGGCAGCATCAGCAAGCTGTGGCCGCAGATCAGCGGCGTGATCGGCGTGCTGGTCAACCTGTTCAACGCCACGGGCGTGTTCAAGAAATCGACATGAGGTGTGATCGTGTCGAAAATCCTTGACTTTTTCGACCTGTTCCGCAAGGGCGCGGCTGTCAGTGAGCCTGCCCTGTGGAAGAACCGCAGCGCCCTGATCCTGGCGCTGACCGCCCTGATCCTGACCGGGTGCCGCGTTGCTGGAGGGTTTGGCTATGTCCTTCCCATCACGGAGACTGATGCGGCCAGCATTGCTACTGCCATTGCTGTGGTTGTCGGCCTGTTCAGCACCTATACCACTTCTGACAAGGTTGGAGTCCTTCCGCCTAAGTTGCCGACCGACAGCTTCCCCACATTGGACCCAGCAGTCCCCGAGCCTGAGAAGCCTCGATCCAGCGAACCCTTCAACGCTGAACGCGGAAGTTGATGGCGGGATGCTGGGAATCCGGTGCAGATTCTGAATCAGTTGATCTGATCTGTTGCGTTTTCCATTAGTAGGTGTAATATTGCACAACGTACCGGCGCGATCACCGGGTTCCGCAAGGAAATTGAATGTCTGAAGAATTGCAAGCAGCGGTTGAAACCCCCGCGTCAGAATCTGAGGTCACGGCGACACCAGAAACTGAGGTTATCGAAACGCCGGTAGAAACGCCACCGCCAGCACCCAAGACCTTCACTCAGGAGGAACTGGACGCAGCGATTGGCAAAAGGCTTGCGCGAGAGCAGCGCAAATGGGAACGGGAACATCAGACGGTTGCAGCACCACCTCCCCCGGTGGACTTGCCACCCGCCGAGCAGTTTGAGTCAGTCGAGGCTTACGCCGAAGCACTGGCCCAGAAGAAGCTCGAACAGCGGGAGCAGGCGCGGCAGCAGTCCGAGATTCTTGAGAGCTACCATGAGCGTGAGGAAGAGGCTCGTGGGAAGTACGATGACTTTGACCAAGTGGCGTACAACCCGAACCTGCGAATCACGACCGCGATGGCTCAGACGATCCAGGCTTCGGACAGTGGTCCCGATGTGGCTTACTACCTCGGAACCAACCCGAAAGAAGCAGACCGTATTTCTCGTTTGCCACCTTTGGTGCAGGCCAAGGAAATCGGGAAGATCGAGGCCAAGTTGGCGTCTGATCCCCCGGTGAAGAAAATTTCGAGTGCCCCGGCTCCCATCGCGCCGGTCACTGCCCGTTCGGTGGGTTCGCCCACCTACGATACAACCGATCCTCGGTCTGTGAAGACCATGAGTACGTCGGAATGGATCGCAGCGGATCGTGCCCGGCAGATGAAAAAGCTGGAAGCGCAACGGCTTCGTTAACCAACGCAAAGGAAACCTGAAATGGCCAATTCTCTCTTAACCATCGACATGATCACCCGCAAGTCGCTGGAAATCCTCGAAAACAATCTGGTGATCAGCCGCAACTGCAACCGCCAGTACGATGACTCGTTCGCCGTGCAGGGTGCCAAGATCGGCTCCACGCTGCGTATCCGCCTGCCTGACCGCGCCCTGGTCACGGACGGTGCCGCGCTGCAAGTGCAGGACGACAACGAGCAGTACACCACGCTGTCCGTCGCCAGCCAGAAGCACATCGGCATCAACTTCACCAGCGCCGAACTGACGATGCAGTTGGACGACTTCGCGGAACGTGTCCTCAAGCCGCGTATCTCGCAGTTGGCCTCCTCCATCGACGCTGACGTTGCGACGGCTTACAAGTCGATCTACAACTCAGTCGGCACCCCCGGCACCACCCCAGCGACTTCCCTGGTCCTCTTGCAGGCCCAGCAGAAGCTGAACGAGTTCGCCACGCCGATGTCGCCGCGCTACGCCACCGTCAACCCTGCCGCCAACGCTGGCCTGGTCGAAGGCATGAAAGGTCTGTTCAATCCGACCGATACCGTGTCCCGCCAGTTCAAGAACGGCATGATGGGTACCGGCGTCCTGGGCTTCGACGAGATCAACATGTCGCAGTCCATCGGGATGCACACCACGGGCGCCTGGGGCACGACCATCACCTCCACCGGCACCCTCAGCACCCAAGGCCAAGCGACCCTGCCGATCTCGTTCACGGGTTCGAGCAAGACGTGGAAGCAGGGCGATGTGTTCACCATCGCTGGCGTGTATGCGGTCAACCCGCAGACCCGTCAGTCCACCGGCTCGTTGCAGCAGTTCGTCGTCACCGCCGACCTGACCGCCTCGTCCACCGGCACCCTGAGCATCTCCCCGGCGATCTACACCGCCGACCATGCCCTGGCGACTGTGGACTCGTTCCCGCAGGCGACCGCTGTGGTCACGATGCTGGGCAGTGCTTCGACGCAGTACGCGCAGAACCTGTCGTACCACAAGGATGCGATCACGCTGGCAACGGCTGACCTGCTCCTGCCGCAGGGTGTGGACATGGCTTCGCGCCAGACCCACAACGGCATCTCGATGCGGATCGTGCGTCAGTACGACATCAACAACGACCGGATGCCGTGTCGTGTTGATGTTCTGTACGGCTACGCTGCGATTCGTCCTTCGATGGCGACCCGCATCTGGGGCTAACCTGACCGGGGCCTCGGCCCCTGTCTCCCACATTCACATTTTTGGAGAAACATCATGAAAAATTCCCTTCTTGCCCTCATTGGGTTTTTGCTTGCACCGCTGATGAACCTTCGTCTGGGTGTGATTCCCTCAGTTGGCGGCGGTTATCAAGTTGGCGACGGCAACCTCAACGAAGTCTCGCTCGACTACTCCCCCGCGCCCACGGTCAAGTCTGCTGCGGCGACCTTGACGATGGCCGAACTGACCTCGGGCATCATCGCTTGCACCTCCTCGGGCAACTATTCCTTGACGACGATGACCGGCACGGAAATCGACGCCGCTCTGCTCAATGCCAAGGTCGGCTCCACGTTTGAGTTGGCAATCAACCACGCGTCTGCCACCAACGTGATCACCCTCGAGGGTGGCACGGGTGTGACCGTGGTCGGGCTGGCGACGGTCACGGGTATCACCAGTGGCTCGTTCGTCTTCCGCAAGACGGGTGTGGGCACATGGTCTGCCTACCGCGTCTGACCTGAAGGACTTCGGTCTGACACTCTAAAAGGACAGGGGACTTCGGTCCCCTGTATCACATGGTCATCTACCTTCGACACCCCCTCCACGGCACCAAGGTTGCAATTTCCGAGATTGAGGCAGAATATGACCTCAAAGCCGGATGGTTGCCGTACAATCCAGATACGCCCGTCGAGGCGGCTCCAGTCAAGAAACCGGATGGCAGGTTAAAGGCAAACCGGCGCAAGCCCGTCGAAGGAGCAGAAAATGGCATCAGCGGGTGAAATCATCAATGGGTCGCTCCGACTGATCGGGGCACTGGCCGAAGGAGAGGTGCCTTCTGCCGAAACCTCTGCCGATGCCCTGATGGCAATGAATCAGATGATCGACTCGTGGAACACCGAGCGTCTGATGATATACAACACCATCGACCAAATCTTCACTTGGCCTTCGGACGAAATCACCCAGACCCTCGGACCCACGGGTGACTTTGTGGGTCTGCGTCCCGTGGCACTTGACGACTCCACGTACTACCGGGATGCGTCCACGGGTGTCTCGTTCGGCATCAAGTTCATCAACCAGCAACAGTACGATGGGATCGCGGTCAAGACCGTGACCTCCACTTATCCACAGGTCATGTGGATCAACATGGAGTACCCCGACATTGCGATGACGGTGTACCCCAAGCCCACACGGGCGCTGGAGTGGCACTTCATCTCGGTTCAGGAACTGAGCCAGCCTGCGACCCTTGCCACTGAGTTGGCGTTCCCTCCCGGCTACCTGCGTGCGTTTCGATACAACCTCGCCCGTGAGATTGCCGCTGAGTTTGGCATTGAGCCTCCTCGCACCGTGTCCCAGATTGCGAACGTGTCCAAGCGCAACCTCAAGAGCCAGAACAACCCGAATGACATCATGAGCATCCCGTATGCCATCATGGTCAGTCGCCAGCGGTTCAATATCTTCGCAGGGAATTACTGATGAAGACGCCCATCCTCGGAGGCTCCTATGTCGCACGCAGCGTCAACGCTGCGGACTCGCGCATGGTCAACCTTTTTGCCGAGGGCATCCCCGAAGGTGGCAAGGAGGCGGCATTTCTGAACCGCGCACCCGGCCTGCGGCTCCTCGCTACGGTGGGCGATGGTCCCATCCGGGGACTGTGGCGCATGGGGAACTATGGGTACGTGGTATCTGGCAAGGAACTGTACCGGCTGAACGCAGACTGGACCTCCCTGTACATCGGGAATCTGTCTGGCACCGGACCCGTGAGCATCGCGGACAACGGGACGCAGATGTTCATTGCCTGCAATGGCCCCAGCTTCATCTACAACTCGACCACTGAGGAGTTTGCCCAGATTGCCGACACTGACTTCCCCGGCGCGGTGACGGTCGGCTACCTTGACGGGTACTTCGTGTTCAACGAGCCGCAGAGCCAGCGGGTATGGGTCACGAGCTTGCTGGACGGAACTGCCATCGACCCGCTGGAGTTCGCCAGCGCCGAAGGCTCCCCCGACCAGTTGGTCGCTGCCATCGTGGACCACCGGGAAGCATGGCTGTTCGGCACCAACTCCATTGAGGTCTGGTATGACGCGGGGAGTGCGGACTTCCCCCTCCAGCGCATCCAGGGTGCCTTCAACGAGATTGGTCTTGCTGCCGCGTACTCTGTCGCCAAGCTGGACAACGGTCTGTTCTGGCTCGGTGCTGACTCCCGTGGTCAGGGTATCGTCTATCGCTCCAATGGGTACACCGGCAAGCGCATCTCGACCCATGCGGTTGAGTGGCAGATTCAGCAGTACGGTGACATTTCAAACGCCATCGGCTACACATACCAGCAGGACGGTCATGCGTTCTATGTGCTGGTGTTCCCCTCTGAGGACACCACATGGGTCTACGATGTCTCGACCGAACTGTGGCATGAGCGATGTGCGTTCGAGGAAGGCCAGTTCGTTCGCCACCGGGGGAACTGCCAGATGGCATTCAACGGTGAAGTGGTCATCGGTGACTTCGAGAACTCGAACGTCTATGCCTTCGACCTGAACGTCTACGCCGACAACGGCTCGATCCAACGCTGGCTCCGGTCCTGGCGTGCGCTGCCCACGGGCAAGAACGACCTGAACCGCACGGCGCAGCACACTCTCCAACTGGACTGTGAAACGGGTGTTGGCTTGAACACAGGGCAGGGGTCGGACCCTCAAGTGATGCTCCGCTGGTCGGATGACGGTGGGCACACATGGTCCAACGAGCATTGGTCCAGCATGGGCAAGATCGGCAGGTATGGATACCGGACCTTCTGGCGCAGGTTGGGCATGACCATGAAGATCAGGGATCGCGTGTACGAGGTGTCTGGGACTGACCCGGTGAAGATCACCATCATGGGGGCGCAGTTGATCCTGTCGCCCACCCGGCAATGAATGTCACGAGCATTCCCGCCCCGCGTGTCCCGTTCATTGATGAGCGTACCGGACTGATTTCGCGTGAGTGGTACAGGTTCTTCCTGAACTTGTTCACCCTGACGGGAAGCGGGACCACGGACGCATCGTGGACTGACCTTCAGATCGCCCCTGCTACCCAGCCTGTCATGGTCGATGTGGACCTTCAGGGAATGGGGTCGGTATGTCCGGTATGTCAGGGTGCCATCCCCTCAGATGACCCGGCGTTGCAGGTTCTGCCTGCGTACCCTGTGCCAACGGATGATGCGGCGCTGATCCCGACTTCGCCTGAGCAGCGGGTGCAGGACTTGATCATCCCCCCGTACCCCGAGCAGACCCCGTTCGATGTGCTTGCGCCAACGAACCCGATGGGGTTCACGCAGCGGGTGGAGTCGCTCATTTCGGATGTGCAGGGGCTGACCCTGGCACCGCCATTTGTGCCTGTACAGGCAGCGACATCAACACTTGACACCCGGCGCGGGTCGATCCGCAAGTACTCGACCACTCAGACCATCGGGACGCTGGGTGCCAGTTACGTGGCGATCACAGGGTACGATGCCAGCGGGTTCACATCCGGCAGCGGTGTGACGACTGACCTGACCAACGGGACGCTGACCCCTGCCTACGCGGGGGACTACATGTTCGTCATGAACGTATCTCTCCAGTTTGATTCGAGTGGTCTGTCAAGGTTGTTTGCGATGCGGGTGTACGACACGACTGCATCGGCGGCACTGACCAATTTGGCGATTACCCCGTTTGTGGCTCCCGACCTCGTGGGCTACACATTTGGTGTCACATTGCCGTTTACGATCTCATCTTCGCAAGTCGGTCATGCACTTCGTCTTGAGATTGGTGCGGGGAGTTCCTTCACCACGACCACTTGCCCCAATGCCACCTTCGCCATGTACTCGGTAGGACTACTATGACAACCAACATCGCACCCCAACCCAAACTCCAGTTCTTCGACGCGAACGGTGCGCCCCTGTCGGGTGGCAAGCTGTACACGTATGCCGCTGGAACGACCACTCCGCTGGCAAGCTACACCAACTATGGTGGTGGCACTGCCAACGCGAACCCGGTCATTCTGGACTCCCGTGGTGAGGCGTCTGTGTGGCTCGGTACGGGCATGTACAAGATGGTCCTGAAGACCTCTGTGGATGTCGAGGTCTGGACCGTGGACAACCTGAACGGCGCTGATGCCGCCACGGTCGCAGCCACACTGGCGACCCTTGCGGCGTCTGGTGGCGCGGACCTGATCGGGTACAACTCGGGTGTCAGCAGCCCCACGACCCAGACGGTGCAGGACAAGCTGCGCCAGATGATCAACGTGAAGGACTACGGTGCCGTTGGCGATGGCACCACAGATGACACTGCCGCGATCCAGGCTGCGATTGACGAGATGCAGGGCGCTGGAGATGGTGGGATCGTGTACATGCCACCGGGCCGGTACAAGATCACCAGCAACCTGACAATCACTTGGCCGAACGCCACCTCGGAGGACTCGGGTAATGAGATTGCCCTGCGCGGCGCTGGGTCGGGTCTGACCATCCTGCTGGACTACCGGACATCAGTCTCAACAGGCGGGTGCGTCAGCTACGACTTCAGCGGGTACACCGAAGCACAGATCGGCTACCGATACCTGTACACATGGATCGGCGGGTTCTCGATCATCAAGAAGGTGAATTACACCACCATCACGGGGGACATCATCGCCCCTGGTACCGGCACTGGTCTGTACATGAACTGCATCGTGTCAGGGTTGGTGTGGGACATGCAGATCAAGGGTCATGAAATCTGCGTCGAAGCGATCAACTGCATCGGTGGTGTGTTCCGCGACCTCCTACTGTCACAAGCAGACATTGGTCTGTATATGGGAGAACTGACCCCTGTGACTGTGGGTGGTCTTCGGTCGCCCCCGAACGCTGTGGTAGTGGACCACTGTTCCATCAACATCTGCCGCACCGCTGGTGTGGACATCCTTGGCGGCAACGTCGGGATCAAAGGTTGCTCGTTCTCATTCGACGGGATCAACACCCCCACAGGAGGAGGGGTCCGAAACAAGTATCAGGATGTGTTGTGTAAGCAATTGACAATTGACCACTGTATGTTTGAGTCCAATGGTGGGCTTGCTGATGTGGTGATTGATGGCACTCTCACAGCATCCACTTGTTCAGTGTTAGTGTCCAACAGTACGTTCATTAGAAACTACCCGACAACCTCACTGAACCCTACAAATAATATTGCTGTGGTGTTGGGTGCGACCTCGTACTGCGACTTCGCTGCCATCGGCAACGGGTTCCGCAGGTACACGGGAACCGCTGGGTCAGGCACCAAGAACATTGAGTTCCTTGGTTTAGGTTATGCAAACTCTCGGTCAGTCATGATCGGCAATACGTTCTACGATGCCAACGACTCCCCCGTCCCCGGTGGTGGTGCAGTCAGCGGTGCCCTGGTTGCCACCAGCTTGGCGCTCCAGACCCCGGATGGGGTCTATGCGCCCGTGATCAGTCCTGTGACGGGCAGCAACTGGATTGACATTGCCGATGCTGTCACTGTTATTGGAGGTGCAGGAGGCGGGATAATCCCCAATGACAACAACAGCGAGTTCTTGGGGTATCCTGCGTCAGGTACTGCCCGTCACTTTGCGGGCGTATTCTCTCGTGAATTTTTCGTAGGAGATTCCGAGGTTGTTGTGGCCACCGGGAGCGGGGCACCGAGCGGGTCCGATGGTCGACCTATCGGGACAATCTACTTGAACACCGCAGGGGGAGCGAGTACAACCCTGTATGTCAAGACCGGCGCATCAACCTATACAGCCAAGTAAGGAGCAATCATGACAGTCACCGCCAAAGTCCTCATCCCTGCGAAGATCGCAGAGGCATCCCAGACCACGCAGTACACCGCGACGAACGTCACGACGATCATCGACAAGTTCACCGCGACGAACTACTCCGCATCGGCTGCTACGATCAGCGTGAACCTTGTGACCTCGGGCGGGTCCGCTGGGAACGACAACCTCGTGACCAAGACCAAATCGCTCCAGCCAGCAGAGGTCTACACGTTCCCTGAAATCGTGGGTCAGATTCTGGCTCCCAGCGGGTTCATCTCGACCATCGCTGGTACGGCAACCTCGATCAACATTCGGGCATCTGGGCGCGAGGTGACCTGATGACCGACGCAGTTGAAGCCGTTGAGCAGGAGCGACCCCTCGACATGAGGGAGCGAGTGCTTGCGCTTCAGTCTGCGCTGGTCCAGATGCCGCAG